ACGAGAAGGATGCACCCAGGGCGCCACGACTGACAGACCTAGCAGACTCAGGCCAAATCGAACGTGACGCCGACCTTGTTCTATTGCTCGACCGTGTACGCAATGAGCCCAAAGGCGAGGCAGTGATCGCCGTGGCTAAACAACGGGACGGCGAATGCGGCCTGGTCCATCTATGGTACGACGGCCAGTTCTGCCGGTTCACTGATCCATCACCTACATTCTAAACAAACAATGAAAGCACCATACGACCTAGAACGGGTCAAGTTACTCAGTGAAGCGCCAAGCCTATTCAAGAAGGCAATCAAAGCTGGCTGGATGTCCTACCCAATCGGAACACAGACAACCGAGGACGGATCTCCCGTTGTCGACCCAGACGACGACTACGATGATCGCATCACCAAACACACGCCCGAGGTGTGCAGGCAGGCCTACATCCTAAGGGAACGCGGGCTCACACTCGAACAGGTTTCCAAAGCCTGCCATGTGGCTACTGGTTCTGTTGCTTACATTATAGCAAAGGGGCATGAGGCTGTGTTAAAAGAACAGCGTCTGTCACAAGTGAAACCATTGTCCAATAGTTCTATTACTAGTACTAAGGAGTCTCCTTGATACAGTGCCAAAACAGGTGAACGCGAGACCCCTATGATTCTGTGTGAGTAACCGTCAAGAACAATACCTATGCAAAACAATCACATTCGGTTCCTTGTCGATCAGTACGGCGTGGCAAACGTGGCTTGGTTTATCCGTTTGATGAAGCAAGGCACTTTGCCCGAGCAACTGGCAGGCTATTGTGTTCCAAATGCTCAGGACAGCCGGCGTGACGGTGTGTTCCGGGCGCTGCAATACGCCGGCACCGTTCCCAACTCGATGCTGCCTCCGGAAATCTTGAAGGCCTTGACGCCATGATGACCCAGCGAGGCTACGCTAAACACGCCGGTGTTTCCCATGGCTACGTCACCCAACTGGTGGCGAAGGGAATGCCTATGGACAGCCCGGAGGCCGCGGATGCCTGGCGGAAGAAAAACATCCGCGCAAAGGCTACCACGCAACACATCGACACACCGCCCACACTAGACACCACCGCAATCGAACAGGAAGGCCCCTACAGGCCCGCGGAGGCCTCAAACCATATCAACACAGCAACAGCCTCCTGCGATTCCCCAGAAGGCGCCTACGAACGACAACGGCAAATAGAGCTCGAAGCCTACAAGCTAGTGGTCGTGGCCTTGAAAGAAGGCCGGGCCGACACCGCTCGACTGGTCTCAATCCATGCAGCCGCGGCAAAGAACCTTACGTCGGCCCGTGACGAGGTGATCGCCCAGGCCGAGAAGGAACGGCGACTGGTCTCCGGCGACTGGGTGCGGAAGGTGATGCAGGAGCACGATGGGGCGGTGGCCTCGCTGCTGAAGGCGATGCCGAAACAGCTCTCCGGCCGGATAGCACCGCACGACCCAGAGCACGCCGAGCGTGAATTGACCAGGTGGGTCCAGGAGGTCTGCCTTAAGACGTTACACAATACCGACCCATGGAAAGCCTGACCGACCTCCAGCGCAGCCTGTTAGACTACCGCCGCAACCTCTACCGGCCCACCCCGCAGCAGACGGTGGTCGAATGGTCCGAAGCCAACCTACGGCTTACCCAGCGGCAGACCGAGCACCCGGGACCGTTCTCGACGTCTGTCAGGCCTTATACCCGGGAGCCCATGGAGGACTGGAAGAACCCATCGGTCTCCGAGGTGACACTGTGCTGGGGATCTCAGACATCCAAAACCACCACCCTGATGGCCGGCTTGGCCTGGCTGATCGCCAACGAGCCGAGTCCGGCTTTATGGCTGATGCCTTCCGAGAATCTCGCCCGTTCGTTTTCTAAGTCCCGCTGGCTGCCCATGCTGGAGGACAGCCCGACGATGTTGGAGTGCTTCCCGGCCGAGGCCGACAAGATCACCAACCTGGAGCAGAACTTTACCCGGTCGACCCTGACTTTCGTTGGATCCAACAGCCCGGCCAACCTAGCCAGCCGCCCCGTCCGGGTGCTGATCGCCGACGAGGTGGACAAGTTCGCCGAGGCCACCAGCAAGGAAGCCGATGCACTAGACCTGGCTGAACAGCGCCTCAAGAGCTTCAGCAGTTCCAAGGCATTCATGACCTCGACGCCCACCGTGGTCGAAGGCCGGATATGGCAACGGTTCCTCCGTGGCGACCAGCGCCGGTACTACCTGCCCTGCCCACACTGCCGGGAGCTGATCAAACTTGAATGGCGCCAGGTGACCTGGGACGACGCCAAGACCGAGGACGGTAAACACGACCTAGCCAAGGTTCGGGCCTCCGCTCATTACGTCTGCCAGATCTGCCTCGGCAAGATCACCGATGCCCACAAGGTGGCAGCCCTCCGCCATGGACAATGGCGCCCAGAGAATCCCAACGCCATGCCCGGTGTTCGGTCCTACCATCTAAGCAGCCTTTACAGCCCCGACCGCAAGTGCACCTGGGGCCATTTGGCCGTGGCCTTCCTCGAAGCTAAATCCTCGATGGCCGGCCTGCAGGGCTTCATCAACGGCAACTTGGCCGAGCCCTGGGAACAACAGGACATCCAACAGGAACGGCCCGAGACATCCGCCACAGTGACGCTCGATGGCGGCCGCCGCTACCTGACCGCAGACGTCCAGGCCGTGGCGCCGTTTCTCTGGTGGGTGTGCCGGGAATGGAAGGACGGCAACTCGACATTGATCGCCGCGGGCCATGCCGACGACTTCGCAGCCCTCCGCCGGGTGCAGGTGGCCCTCAATGTTCACGACATGGATGTCGGCATCGACTCCGGTTTCAACACGCAGACGGTTTACGACGCCTGCGCCGCCTATTCCTCGGTGACATCCAACCCGATAACCTTCCCTTGTGGGCTGCGCTACCCACCCGAAGGAGGCCTAAGAAAGCCCATGGTGATCGGCTGGATGCCGCTAAAAGGCCGAGAGACCGGCGCCCGGTTCACGACAGCTTCCGGCGCCGTCCACCCGTTCGGCCTGTCGACATCCTCCTCGATGCGGACTGATGTGGTGCAGCCGCTCCTAGTGTTCGACACCGAGCACCTTCGCGATATGCTCTCAAGGCTGAGGAAGGGCGACATCGACCGAGAATGGGGCGTCCACCAGCAACCGCCCACCGTGCAGGCCGAAGGTGCTTACGTGGCGGATCCTGACCTTTACTGGCGTCACCTCGACTCACACGTCCTTCGCCCACAGGCAAATCGTGCCGGCCGGATCAAACACGTCTGGGTGAAGCGCAACCAGAAATGGCCGGATCACCTTCACGACTGCGAAATCATGCAGCTCGCAATGGTGATGCTGTGGAACGACCTTGTTTCCACACCCGACCAATAATTTTACTAACTGGTTGAAGGCAGGCCAAACACCTGCAGGGTCTCCGCCGGAATGTTCACATTCACGGTGGCCATCAAAAGGAGCTACCTCCGGGCTGTCTACTCGACGCTCGGTGGCGTGACCCTATTGGCCGCCTTGTCGGCCAAGTCCGTGGCGGCCTCGTCGGTGATCGAATCCGGCCAGGTTGTCCGGTCGACCTCATCGTCGGATGTGTCCGTCGAGTTCGCCGAGCCCGGCAAAGGCGCCCCCACCCCATCCGAGATGGTCGAGATGTGGGAAAGCCTGATCGCCGACTACGAGCTGGCGGTCTATCTACTCGGCCAGGACGGCATCGCAGCCCCTACCGACACTCAGGTTTTCAACAAAATGATGGCTGTCGTCCTGGTCGCTGTGACCAGTTACGGCGGTGACTTCTCGAACTTCCGTCGAGAGGGCGCCATCAGAACGGGGATGACCTAATGGGATTCCTCGACAACATCCTGGCTAAGTTTCGGTCGGCCCCGGTAAACCGCTACGAGGGCGCGTCCAACTCGATCCGGCGTTCCTTCCTGGACACCAGTTACACCTCGGTACGGTTCGACGTCACTGCCTCGACCCGGCAGCAGATCGTCCGAAAGAGCCGATTCTTCGAGCAGAACAACGCGGTGATGAACCGCCTCGGTGACCTGTTCGAGAACTACACGGTCGGCAGCAACTTCTCGGTGCAGCCGGCTTCCTCGAATCCCGACTGGAATCTCCGAGCGAAGAAATGGTGGGATACCTGGAGCCGCTACCCTGACATCGGATCCCGGCAGTCTTTCGGAACTCTGATGAGCCTGGCCGCCCGTGGATGGTTCTACGATGGCGAATCTTTCCTTCTGCTGACCAAGGGAGACTCGGGCCGCCCCCGTCTGCAGCTCATTGAGCCTCAACAGGTGGCGACACCTACCGGCCAGGAGCAATCTCCGGACATCTTCGATGGAGTCCGGTTTGATACCAAAACAGGCCGCGCTCTTTCCTACTTTATTGGGCAGGAAACGAACCAAGGCCAACTCACCGAGATCCGGTCAATATCTTCCGACTCCATCGTCCACATCTACGAGGCCCAGCGTGCCGGCCAGCTCCGTGGCCTGCCATTCGTGGCGTGCGTCATTAACGACCTGCACGACCTGGACGACCTTCAGAAGCTGGAAATGGAATCCTGCAAGCTCGCCTCCAGCGTGGCCCAGGTGATCAAGACCAGTTCCGGTGAGGTGCAGGCCAGCAGTCTCCGTTCTGGTGTGGTTGGAAGTCAGGGCACCGCCCAGACCTACTACGAGAACGTATTTGGCAGCACGGTCAAGGTGCTGAAGTCCGGGGACGAGTTCGAGCAGTTCCAAGCCGACCGCCCCAACGTCAACATGAGGGAATACTGGCGAAGCCTGACCGAGAAGGTCTGTGCCGGCGTCGGCATCCCCTACGTCCTGGTGTTCCCGGAAGGGATGCAGGGCACGGTCTACCGCGGCGCCCTCGATATGTCGTCAGTGTGGTTCCGGAGCCGTCACCAGGTTATGGCCTCGGCCGCCCGTAGGATCTGGGAATATGTGATGGAATACGCCATCCGTACCGATCCCACCCTGCGAGACTCACCTGACGACTGGTACGAGGTCGCTATCCAGGCACCCCGGGCTCCCAACGTCGACGTGGGCCGCAACTCTGCTGCACAGCTCGCAGAACTCGGCGCTGGTGTTACCACCTACGACGAGATCTACGGCGCCCGAGGCATCGACTGGCGCTCGGCCCTCGAGGCCAAGGCACAGCAGGCCAAGCACATCCGGGATCTGGCCCTGAAGTACGGCATCGACGTCTCCGAGATCTCGACCGCCCAGAAGCAGCCTATCGCGCCCGAGCCAGCCGAGATGGCTGCCGAGGCAGAGCCCTCTGGGACAATGCCCGAGGAGATCCCAGCCCAACCCATCCAAGAGGTGGTTGCTGTGGCCAAGAAACGGAAACCCAGAGCCAAGAAATCAGAATGACCAAGATCAACAACTGGCTTTCCTACCAGCCGCGGGCCTCGGCCATGGAGCCCGCCACCATCCAGATCTTCGACCAAATCGGTGAGGACTGGTTCGGAGGCTCCGGTGTGTCTGCCAAGGCCTTCAGCCAAACCCTGCAGGATATCGGGCAAGGCCCGCTTGTGGTCGAGATCAACAGCCCCGGCGGCAACGTCTGGGACGGCCTGAGCATCTACAATATGCTCCGAGGCCGGCAGGCGCCTGTCACCACCCGGGTGGTCGGCATTGCTGCCTCGATTGCTTCAATCATCGCCCTGGCCGGCGATACGGTTGAGATGGCCGAAGCGTCTCTGTTCATGATTCACGACCCCTCCGGAATGGTGGCAGGCACCTCAGAGGATATGCGGAAGATGGCCGACGCCTTGGACCAACACGCCGAGGTTCTGGCTTCGATCTACGCCAAGGCCACCGGAAAACCGACTTCGCAGATCCGGGCAGCCATGAAGGCTGAAACTTGGTTTACCGCCCAGGAAGCCATCCAGTTTGGACTGGCTCAACGCTCGACCGAGCAGCTCGCCATGGCAGCCTGCTGGCATCCTCGGGCCGTCACCAAGACCGCCCCGGAGACCGTCCGAA